TGCAGGAAATCTGTCCATGTTATCCGAAATAATATGGTCGATCTGAGGTATTATCCTACATTGCGGATTAAAAATTAAATCCTCGGGTTTCTGAAAAAAATCAGCAATGTCCGGAATATTGTCGCCGAATTTACTAATTAACTGAATGTCGCTTTCTCTGACAAATGCCTTGAAAACGTAAGGTGATAAACCCTTTTCAGTTGCATCTGGCCTATTGTTGCGTTCAGCAAGAGCAAATATGCTCTCCAAATTTGCAGTTACAAGTCCAGTATTGAAACACGCAAAATTGTTATCAGAAGAAAAGGATATTTTATTTTCAGATTTAATTTTGCGGAAAGTATGTTCGATATAACTTTTCAAAATGGAATATTTGGCTTGCGTAGCATCTGAGAAATCCCAAGGTTCCGGATCTGCTATATTATTCGCAAGATATTCAATAGATGCGTCATAATTAGGGAACCAACAAAAGTCAAAAAGAGCCGAATGAAATTTTTTCATAAACGTAAGTTTTTTATATTGTCAATAAATAAAAAGACCGCCATGTAATATTATGACGGTCTTATTGTATCCTTTATGTTCGATATTCGTGGTTACGGATAGACCCGTACGTCTATATTTCATTGATGATGCAAATATAACACAGCATATATACTAATGCAAATTTTCGACCAACTTTTTTTGTTGCACAATGAAAACGTATTCGAAAACACGTTTATTGTTGCAACGTGCAAAAACGATCCAACCAAAAGGTTAGGGACTACCAGGGCTTCAAATATTATTTGCGCATTTGCTGATCCTTGACGATAAATCGAGCAGGGCGTTGCGCAATATCTCTTTCTCCGCTTCGTCGAAGTCATCCGGTTTCCCGTTATTCATGCCATCCATTTTGTGATAGAGCCAAGACCGCGATTTCCCGAAGTACTTTTCCGATATTTTGGCCCAAGATACGTCCAGCAGGATGTCCGACATCTTCTGTTTTACTGTCTCCCGATTTTGTTTTACAATGATTTCCATATTTGTCTTTTTGTGCCCTCGACCATTGGCCGAGGGCTGGTTGTTAGTCACGTTCCAATAATTCTTGTAGGATCATCTCGATATACCATTCTTGTTCTTCTTTCCCGTTGGGATAGGCTTTGTGGTAATTGCGTATAGATTCGATCAAATCCCACTCTTTTTCTGTTAGTTCGACATTCATATCGTTTGTTCCTTTTCTGTAATACAAATATAATACACTTTTGCGTATTATGCAAATTTATTGCGAACAAAATAATAAAAAAAACGCCCCGGCAGAAGTCGGGGCGGGAGTGGGGAGGGTGGTGAATGAAATCACAGCATCAATTTTCTTTGATTGCTAAATCGATTCTTTTGCGGATAGATGTTTCGTTCTCATCGTCCATATCAAATTGACTGATTATTTTTGTGAATTTGGAATCAATTATGTAAACATAGTTTGCAATCATGGAATTGCCACCTTTACTTTTGCATCTAAATTTATGGGCAACTTCCCATCCGATTGGTTGAGGCTGAAAATTTGCGACTTGGAGTTTAATAGAATCTTCGTAAAGTTTCCACCTATCCAAATAGAACTTTAGTTTCTCGTTTTCTTGTTTTACCTGACTTATGTAATCATTAAATTTTCTTTGACTTGAATACGAATATCCCCCTGAATAAATATGGGCATACTCCAAAGCGCGGTCTGCTTTTTCTGAGGCCTCTTGAGACAGGTCTCTTACAGCCATCACATTTATTGCGTAAGCTCTTATCAAGGAGTCTGTGTATATTGAACTACTCCCTTCTTTTACGATTGTTTCAATCGGTTCATAACTATCATAATCGAAAAGGGTTTTGAACATTTCCCTGTCAATTAGCGCTAATGCCTTATCTTCGTTAGATTTGCAAGATGTTAAGCCGATAATTGCGATAAGGCAAATAGGTAGAATTTTTTTCATAATATTTAGTCTTTAAGGGTTATAAAATATTCCTCTTAATCACTCCGGTCACCCCATTTTGCCGGATTAGATCCTCGCATACGGAAAATAGTAAAAGTTTCTTAATAGTCTAAGTAAATATACTATTTTTTGAGATGTTCAAGCCATTCAGTCCATGTCATAAGTTCATCACGACGGTATGAACCGGCGACTATTCCGTCTTTTGTACATACAAAGGACCCATTGGAATTAAGGCTGATTATTTTCATCTGCTCTTCTGTTGCTATGCGAACTACGCGACTTCCGATTACCCAATCGGGCATGGAAGCGTCTTTTTGTTCGCCTTGTGCCTTTCCCGATTTTAATTTATTACTGACGCGTTTATCCATGCGTGCGATATATTCTTTAATCTGGGCAACATCATTTGTCATTCCCCACAACTTAAAGAAGAGAATGATTTGTAAAATACCGAAAACAATCAACAATAAAGTAGCAATAAGTTCCATACACGTTCATTTTATTATTATACAATTTACCCCCCCCCGAATACTCGGAAAGGGGCATTTTTTTATTTTGTTTTATGGGGGGAAGCCCATATTTGTTATTTTTACCTCAAAAATCCCCCCCCCTCGGCTTTTTGTGATATAATGTTTTGATGCACAGAATATTAATATATCTGAAAAGAACACTTTTTGGCCCAATGCAAAATTACCCATTTTGAAAGGAGGGTGTTCGCCTCCTTTCGGGTGCAATCCGCACGATAAGCCTGGTTAATGTTCATCCGTCAGCTCGCCTTGCTTTTCTTCGACTGCACCCAACCGTCGGGAGAGGACCTCATCGGCCGCCGTTTGCTGCCCTGCGGTAAGACGACGAATCAATTCGTCTTTTTCCACGAGCTGCTGTTTCAGCGTGCTGATGTAGTCCATCGCCATAGCCAGTTGATCCATCATAGCCTGTGTGTTTGTTGGGTTAGTACTATTGTTATTTGTTGGGGTTGTCCCAGTATTTTTTTTCATAAAGTACTCAATGAGCAATCGGGCATTGGGTACTGATGGTTTAGTGGTTCTGGTTCTATAATTAGAGATAGTAGACGGATGTATGCCCGTCCCTTTAGCCACTTGGTTATTATTTTCAGAGCTTTCTGTTAATAATTTGATAGCTCTATCTATCTCTATATTAGTCATGTAATGTATGTGCTTATGCGTGTTTCTAAAATTATAAAAATATTTTATCTAAAACAAGATGTATTGTATCTAATTTTAGATACATTTGCATTGTCAACGGATTGATGCAGCAAAGGTAAATCGCATTTAACCCGAAAACAATGTAAAGATATATAAAAAATATCGAATAAACCTAATATAAAAGGCTATAAAATGGCTATGAACGACCAAATAATCGAAAAAAACGCCTTTACGCGCGGATTGTCAATAGTGGATAACTTCGACCGCCAAAACGGAACGAAACTGGGCCCGAGACTCCGACATGAACTCTGTGTGGAACTGGGGTTTATCAAATTCGTAGACATTGATGGCAAGAAGGTGGAGGTTCCCAACCCTCGCACGCGGCAGGCTCTGCACAATCGGCAGAATGGATACGTCCCCCATACTTCGCTCGAGCGGAAAGCCATTGAGCAAACATTCAAGGCATACATAGGTACTACGGACATCTGGGGGCTGGCTTAAGACTATGAAAACTGACGCCATACTGAGCAAACGCGAGCGCGAGGTGATGAACCTCGTCGTGCTGGGCTATTCGGCCCGCGAGATCGCAGATCGGATGAACGTGATCTACCAATGCGTAGCCAACCACCTCCAGAGTATCTACGACAAGACGGGCACGAAGCGGACTTTGCAGGCATTGGTTACCTGGTATTTCACGCAGAATTTCGGCATCACGCTCAACGTGTCCGAGATGACCCGACGCATCGGGGCCGCGGTTCTGCTGTGCCTGTTCTCGGTGGAGGTGTTCAGTACGGATTTCGAATGTCGCATGTTGCGCAGTCCCCGTCGGGGCCGCGGGTTCCGGGTAGAAGAGTTAATAGAGAACTAAACCAACAACACAATAATATGGAAACAAATTACAAAAAAGTAAAAGACAGCCTTCTGTCTTTCGGAAAGAATCATTCAGCCTGCCAACATGAATATAAGCGTCTTTATGCAGCTGAAAGCGTCGAGGCGGTTATGGCAGTTGTTAAAGATAATTTCTCATGGTGTTGCCAATTCGCGGATTTCGCCGATGTTCTTTTGGCGCATCGGGAACAGTTTGCCGAGCATAAAATATGGATCAACACTTCTGTTGAAATTAAAGAAGGGGTTGGTTACCTATTGACTACGGAAGGCGAATTCAACGCCGAGAGCTGGGAAACCTCGACGATCAACGCCGAGAGCTGGGGAACCTCGACGATCAACGCCGAGAGCCGGGGAACCTCGACGATCAACGCCGAGAGCTGGGAAACCTCGACGATCAACGCCGAGAGCTGGGGAACCTCGACGATCAACGCCGAGAGCCGG